ATCGCCCTCGCGTTTCGCCCAGCCGAGCCACGCGTAGATGAACTCTGCGGGCGTCAGGCGTTCGAAGGCTTCGGGCGCCAGTCCCATCTGCCCGACGGCGATGGCGAACCACCGCTCGTAGGTTACCGCTTGCGGCTCCCCGTCGTCGGGCGTTTCCCGTTTTTTGAGAGGTCGCCCAACTTATCCGTCAGCGGCGCGATGCTCTCGACGAAGAGTTCCGAGACGGCGAGGATGAGCGACGGCTCCTCGTCGAAGATGTCCCACACCTCGTCTTCGGTGTAACGGCGGTCGCTGCCGGCACGCCGTGCGCCCTCGTTGAGTCCCGTAGCGGTCAGCGCGACGATGCTGTCCAACGATCCGAGGGCATTGGTCGAAGCGACCGTCTGCCCGAACTCCGCACCGCGCTGCCTGACGAACTCGTCGATAGCGCGCAATCCGAAATGGATCGGATGCGGCGTACCTTGAATGATGATCTCTTTCATAGCGGTCAGGATTCAGGTTTGTCTGCCGGCGTCAGGTTGCCGCTGCCGGTAAGCGAATAACTGTAAGAGGCGTTGTCGCCCGCAGGCGTCGAGAGCGAAAAGGTCGTGATGTAGGCTTTGCCCGTGTACATCTTCGCAAGTCCCGTGAGCGGCGACTTGACGACCACCTCGACGAGTTTCTTCCGAAGTACCAGGTCGAGGACCTCCTCGGCGGTATGGCTGTTCTCGATCGAATCGTCGACGACCACCAATCCGTCGCCATCCACCGACCACGAGACATCGCCCGGCCACTTCTCCTTACCGTCGGTATCCTTCGTGCGCAGCTCCTTCATCTCCAAGTCCACCTTCAGCGTGTGCGTCGTGGCGTGGAGCGTCGTCTTATCGTCCACCAAGAGGATGATGTCCTCGCCTTGGACGACCTGTTTGTTTCCGTAAGTTTCAGGCATAAGCGTAAAAATATTTCGGCATAAAATTTGTTAAAATAAACAAATGTGTTTACTTTTGCATTGTATGAGCAATTTAATCGACATACTGAAAGGAGTACATCCGGGACTCTTCTTACAACGAGAGCTGAATAATCGAAACCTGAAAAGCGGCCGGTTCGCTGAATCTATCGGTGAGCATCCCCAAACCATAAGCGCCATTATTCGCGGCCGCAGGTCGATGAATATTCCGCTGTCGTTGCGAATCGAACATGCGCTCGCATTGGAGGAAGGCATGCTTATGACCCTGCAAGTTCACTACGACATTGTGCAGGAGAAGCGAAAACTTTCGTCCGCTCACCATCCGGATATCGACAAATACCGACTTTCCCTGTTTTGGGACACATCGTTCGACAATATCGATTGGGATGCCCATAGCAGTTACGTTATCAATCGCGTAATGGAGCGAGGCAATGAAGAAGAGATCATCGAAACCATCCGTTTTTATGGTCGAGAAACCATTTTAAGCAAGATCGTATTATCGCCGTCATCTCCGTTCTCATCGGTTATCAAAAAGAACCTGAAGCAATATCTCGATTATGAAGCATAAAGCGTTGCAATACCATACTGTCAAACCCATTCTGCGGTCGTCGCTCGAACATCTGATGACTCTCGAAGCATTCGCCCCGTTCCGCCTTGTCGGCGGCACCTCGCTCAGTTTGCGCTATGGACATCGTATGTCCGACGATATAGATCTATTTACCGATGCCGAGTATAGATCTTTGGATTTCCATAAATTGCAGGATATTCTGCGCAAAGAGTTTCCTTATTGTCAGGGTGATTGCGGAGAGATCGTCGGCTTCGGAGCCTCATATATCATCGGACAGAGCAGGGAAGAGTCCGTAAAACTCGACCTGTTCTATACGGATGACTTCATCCGTCCGGCAGAGCAGCACGATACGATCCGTATGGCGTCCGTAGACGACATCGTTGCGATGAAGATGGATGTTATCGCCCGCGGTGGCCGTAAAAAGGACTTTTGGGATTTGCATCTCCTTCATAATGCCTATTCTATCGAGCAGCTGCTCGCTTTATACGCAGCACGATATCCCTACGGAGCATCGCGCGAAGAATGCCTTGCGGGATTGACCGATTTTACAAAGGCGGATGGCGATCCCGACCCTGTTTGTCTTGAAAATAAAATCTGGCAACTCATAAAACTCGATTTTACGGATTGGGTTAAACAATTCTGAATGTCATCGTCGCACCATACAGGTCATAATCGGCATAGTATTCTGCCGCCGAAGAGACGAAGCGGCTGCGCTTGCCGTCGAACTCCACACCCTCCAAGGCGGCGATCACCCGATGCTTGAGGCGTTCCGCACCGGAGAACCTGCTGTCATAGACCGCTACCTCGAACATCGTCCGATAGCCGGCGATGCCGTGCAGCGTCCTTACGGGCGTCTCCTCCGGTACGGAGAACGCGGCGAAAGGCGCAGGCGTCCGGGCATCGACCGCACCGGCTTGGATTTTATCCGCCAATTCGGGAATATCCCGCTCCAACAGCGAAATTAACCGTGTCTTGAAATCTTTCATTTCGATACCGGTTTGAAATTCTTATTCACGAACTTCTCGACCGCCGCGGCCAACTCGTCGCCGAAGATCGCCACCGTACGCTCGGAGTTCTCCGTATAAGCCTGCTCCAAATAAGGCGTCGGCCGGATGCCCTCGACGCTGCGGACAAAGACCTTTTTGCCCTGCGCATCGTCGAAGACCAACAGTTTGCCCTTTTTCGAGGTGCGCGGATCGGCAGTCCCCTCGTGGATGAACTTGCCGTAGTATTCGTTCACGGCGCCTTTCTTCTTCGTGCGCCCGAAGACCGGCTTCACGGCGATGGCCACCTCCGACTTCGAGGCATTGCGGTCCTTGTAGCGAACCGTGCGCAGCTGTTTCTTCAGTTTGCCTGTGCGGACGGGAACTTTGCTCCGTGCCGATTGCAACATCGGTTTGGCCGAGGCGCGCAGAGCCACAAGCAGCATCCGCTTCTGCATCGTGTTCGGCAGCTCGTCCATAATCCGTTTGGCTTCGGCATAACCTTCAACCTCGATCGTCAGCATCGCTCTTTCGGCATTTGAGGTGCAGGCGCCAGCGGCGCCCTTCCTCGTGGATCGAGATTATCTTCCGCAGATACCCCTCGTCGCGAACGACCATATCGGGGCGCAGGTCGGGTTGCCAGCGGATCGTATAGACCACTTCGTTCTCGTGGACGATGCGTCCGGCGTAGAGGTTCTCCCGACCACCGTTCTCGGTGCGCTGGGCGTAGCAGACGGCGACGCGCCGGAACGATTTCGTGAGGTCGTTGTACTCGTCCCGCTCTTCGGTGTATTCGAGGATTTCGATTCGCGTGTCAAACATCGCCATAAGGAGTTATCCGCCACGGAAGCAGGAGTTTCTCGGCCGTGAGCGACAGCTCCGAGACGGAGCGGCCGACGAGGTTGTCCGATTCGTTGTCGTAGAGCGTACCCAAAATCAGCAGAATAGCCGCCTCGATTGCCGGAGGAATGCTCTCCTTATCGTAGCCGACGACGGCTGTAACCGTTGCAGTTTGTCCGCCGTACTGCGGTTCGGCAACCAGCATCGGGTCGTAGTCGTCCTTCAAGAGCGTATAATCGGATTCGGGAACGATGGTTCGAGAGACGGAGAGCCGCTCGATGCGCGTTGTAGGGACTGGCAGGCGGACGATGGGAGCGTCGGAGGGGATCGGCACGTCGAACCGTACCCTCTTCTCCCGAATGGTCCGTCCTGTCATATCCTCCGCCACGGCAACGGCCATGTCGAGTTTCGCAGCGATCAAAGTATCGTCATGGGTGGCGCTGCCTACCCGCAGGTGCTGCTTGGCGAGTTCCAACGCGATCGGCGGCTCCCGCATCTCGATTACCGTCATACCTTACGCCGATTTATGCACCAACTTGTGGACGGGATGCGTACCGGCATCCAACAGGATGCCGTCCACGCGGGCGAAGCCGAACAGTCCGATCGAAAGGTACTCGGCGAGCAGTTCGTTCAGGCGGATCACGCGGAACGACTTGACCATACGGATCTTGAACTTCGAGAAGTCGCCGAACAGCACCGAAGTCTTGCCCGCTACGGCATCGTCGAGGTCGTCGTTCAGGATATAAGGTTTACCGAACAACGTCGGCGGCGTGCCGTCCTTCGCACCCTCCTGCCAGATGTAGCGCCCCGTCGTATCCTTGATCTTGACGAGCGAGTAGAGCGTATTGCGGTTGAACATGAACCGCCCGTGCCGGGCATAGGAAGAATCCACGCCTTTCACGAGGTCGATGATATTATCCAACGTAATGGCGGCAGCGGCCGGTTGAGCATCCGAGGCCGTAGCCCACTCGACGATGCCCTTGGGTTTGCCCTTGCCGTCGCCGCGTGTAAGATCGTAGTTGATACCCCGCCCGAACGACTCGGCCAACAGCCCCGAGAGCAGCGCTTCGAGGTCGAATGCCGAATCCTGCAGCAGTTCCAACGACACGGGGACGATGGGCGTGCGATAGGTATAGGCTTTGAGCGTTTCGGAGCCGAACGATGGCGCGGACTTGGTCGACTGCTGGTATTCGGCAACGACCGTAGCCTTCGCATCGGTATCGTTCACCGTCGGCATAATCAGGTCGCCGCCCTTGCTCGTGGTGAGAATGGAACCCGCCTCGAACATCCCGCCGTAGGCTTTCAGTGCGACCTCGATGCTGTCGGCCAGCGACGAAGGGACGATCACGCCGCCCGACAAACCCGTGATGCCGGCACGCTGTTCGAAGAGTGTCCGGTGCTCGGGTGAGATATCCGCTGCGCCGCGCAACAGGTAGTCGCGGAAAGCGGTGCGGTACTCCTCGGCACGACGTTCGTCCGTCTGCTCGCCGGAAGTCTGTCGGACATACTGCTGCTCGGCCTGCCGGCGCTCGATATCGACGTAGCGCTCCTCGGCTTCGACAGCTCGGTCGGCCTGCTCGTACTCCGCAAGCAACGTATTCCACCGCTCCTGCTCCTCGGAGGTCATCTCGCGCCCGTCGGCCGCGGTACGCAACTCGTCGATCTTTGCGAACACGGCAGCGCGGCTCTCTTTAAGGGTTTTCAGTTTGCTCATAAATCTCGTTATTGATTCGTTCGGGAGCAAACTTAATCCACGTATCAGCCGTAATAGGGAAACTTTGTCCTGATTGAAGAGATTATTCTATCGATATAAGAAAAGAAAGCTATTAATGAGAGACAACAAAAATTACGCAAACAATTTTGTTTGCGTAATAAGAAATAAAAGCAATGCCGAAACATTGCTTTTACTTTTTGATATTAAGAATTATCGAGGACCAATAAATCGGTCTCCATTGAAATGTATCATGTGATCCGGATTATCGGCAATCCAAACCTCAGTCTCCCATGCGATATCCGCAATATGTTTTCTGAATTCCGCCCGATCCGGGAATGCCGTAACATATATTTTACCGACTTCTGACTCTTTCAAAAAATCCTCCAATTCAAGCATTCGCTTGGGTGATACGGGACCGTGAGATGTAACCACTTCTATCAAGAATAACCATTCCTTACATTCATCATAGATAATGATATCAGGAAGCTTACTATGCTCTGTAATAGGAATGCCGATTTTTTCCAACGCGACCTTGTCTACATATAAATCTTTATTCTCTGTATCTCCGATATATAATACTTTTGCTCCGGGGGCAAATCGAGGGGCAAATTCCTCTATGACTGCTGCTTGAACAAGATTATGTTTTCCTGCCGACAACTTATATTCTTCACCTTCAATAACAACAGGTATTTTCGCTAAATCACGCTCTTTGTCATACCTGTCTTTCAATTTACCCAACAACTTTATGAAAGCCGACAGCTTGTCATCCCACTCTTTTTGTCCATATGCTCGGATTACCTCCAACGCCTCGGTACTCACGGCATAATGGGCTCGCGGACTATTGACAGGCAGATCCGGAATGTCCGGATTATAATACACGACTCCTGCCTGTACAAACTGGTGTAAAACCTGTCTGCGAAATGTCTCTCTCGTATTGGGAGCGTATGGCTGATCTTGTTTGTAATACTCGTTTACAAACGACATGATACCTTTACTTACCCCCATACTTTCATGAGTTGCTTCGCTCCAGTTTTTCTTCTCGGTTATATTACATAAGGCAAGAAGAGTCAAAGCAGACATTTCGTTTTGTTGAGCATCCGGCAATCCCAATGCTTTCAATATGGCTTGCGCTTCCTTGATTTTGCCCATATCAGTTTATTTGAAAATAGTTATTTACAATCTCATTTACATTCTCTATTGAGAAGTTATTTTTCAATATCAATTTTTTGCCAATAGATCTGATTATTTCCAAATCCGGTAAAGGCATACTTCGCAATTCTGTGGCACTCACATTCACGTTGCCGTTGAATGTTCTGAAATAGTCATCGAATAAATCGCTATCCAATAGAGCCGATATTCCGATGACTTCGGTTCGATCCAAATGGCCCTTGGGCCTATAAATATAATTCAATTTATTTTCCACACCGATATAGCGGGCATTGGTCTTATTGCAAAAGTAGGGGGCTGCAATCAATCTGCTTTTATCATCCTTTGCACTGAATCGTCTTAAAAATACATAATTGCGATTAGGTATAAGTACTCGTTGCGTCTGTGCAGAAATCCTGATGTATTGCTTTTTCCCTTTATATTCAACAGGGTGATCCACCAACATCTTTACGACATTATGCAACCAAAATAACGGTGCAACATCAAAAGCGGCAGGTTTATCACACAGGCTATTTTCCATTCGAAACGCCACGACCGGCCCTGTGGATATTTGGATGTCGTATTTATTGAGACTACCATTCCATGACTTAAACAGTCTAATAATGGACTCTTCGCGTGCATTGACCGGCAAATGAATGATCTTATCTTTCGATGTCGTATCAACTATATCAGCATATGGGTATACCTTCTGCCTCGCGGCATTCAAATCCGTTATCCCTTCGCTATATGAAATGCAAATTCTACGATCATTTATCATTTCGTCCCGCCGGAAGCCTTTGACTATAACCGTTTCTTGCAATACATCGTCTTTGGCGAACGTATCTTTCCGAGTATTGAATAGATGAATGAACGAAATATCTATTGCCCCTAAAAAATATTCTCTGAACAGCCGAAAGTACCGACCGGATGCAAAGCTACGAGGAACAATGAAAATCAATTCTCCGCTTTTATTCAACAACCCCGCAGAGATCGCCATAAACAACGAATATATGTTCGGTTGCCCGTCAACTATTTGTTGTGTAACCTTGACTCGGCTATCGTCTTTTGGCAGTTTGAAATACGGCGGATTCGATATGATGAAGTCGAATTTATCCGCGTCCTTCTGAAGTAGTGATGGAGAAGAACTCAGCGCTTGATAATTTTGCAGAATAAAATCATCTTCGCATATAACATAATCAAAATTAATCCCCTGATTCTTTAGTGTCTCTGCTAAATAAATTAATGCTTGCTTCGTATATGCGATAACGCCTGAATCAGTTTCATATACGACCAGCCGAATACTACGCACAGTACAAAGTTGTACTAACCTCTCGATTAAAGCGCAAGACAATACGCAAGTGCCACAACCCGGATCTAATACTGATATATCCTCTTTCTCGGTGGATAGTTGCTCGCTCATAAAGCGAGCTATCTCAACCGGTGTAAAAAATTGACCTTTCTCTTTTTTTGCTTCATTCGAAGTCGTAGACATGTATTGTGCTCCCAATCTTTGAGCGAAAGATGTGGGAGATTCATTGTCTTGATTATGTAATAAGTCAATTTTCACACAACAAAGATAGTGATTTAAATTTAGTCTTCCATTTTACCATTGTGCAAAATATAACAAGATGAAAAATAACAAACAAAAACCACCTCCTTTTATATAACAGTTTCGGAAGCAGGCGGGATTTTAAGGTGTGTTTCGAGAGGCATCAGTGTTTGAGCCTCATGACTCTCACAAGTCGATCCCGCGACAGGCATCGTACCATCGTATCGTTATTGTCAGATTGCGGAACAGTAGGCTCCGCAGATATTTCTTCTACCAGAGCGCCATCCTGTAACGAGCGCAAATACTCGGCTTTCCGCTCTTCGAGATACCGCACCGAGGCTTCGGTTTCGGGATAGGCAGGAAATACCACGAGCGACACATCTACCACACGCGAGAACCGGAGTATCGTCCGCTCGTCCATCACGAGACAGTTTTGCTCGTCGACATACTGCCACTCGTCCTGCTCGACGCCGAAGCGGAACGAACATTTCGAGACGTCGCCCCGGCGTACCAGCTCCAGCATATCGCTCCCTAAAGTCGTATTCGGAGCCTCGAACGCGAAGCGCAGACCTACGTCGTCCACTTCCAATCGCAGCGTCCCGCTCGTCGTGCGGGCGAGGATCGAATCGGTGTTGTGGTTGAAACACATGATGACGTCCGACAGATCGCACCCGTCGAACGCTCCCCGTGCGATCTTCTCCCGGAACCACCCCATAATAGGCTCGCTCCAACTCTCGAACTTCGCGGCATAACCGACGATCGTTCGGCTGACGGTTCCCGCTTCGCGGCTCTCGATATGCAGATCGCCGATAAGGCTCCGGATCTCTATTTCATTATTCGGTTCCATTCGTTTCAGGTTTTACGGCAGCCGTTACCGACTGCATGTTCATTTGTACGAAGTATTCGTCGCCGCCATCGTAGGAGTTCATATCTTCGAGGGAGCGGATCTCGTTGGCAGACATCGCGCCGACGATATTCATATTCTTGTAGTATTCCGAGCGGGTCTTGGCATCGCCGCGCAGCAGTCCGTTCAGACCGAAGAGGAAGTAACACTCCCCGAACTCGTCCTCGCGTAGCAGTTTGCGGTTGAACTCCTCCTCGATGCGGACGAGGTACGGCATCAGGCAATACTGCACGAACTCCATACCCTGATGCTCGATGTTATTGTTCGTGGCACGCTCCAAGTCGGCGATCATATGCGGCGGGATACCGTAGATAGTGGCGATCTCGGTCTTTTGGAACTTGCGCGTAGCGATGAACTGGGCATCTTCGGGAGGAATGGAGATACGTTCGTAGGTCATACCGCCCTCCAACAGCAGCGGGACGTGGGCGTTGTGCAAACCGACCGATTGAGCGATGAGGTCTTTTTTGAGACGCTGGTAGGCTTCGGGCTTGAGTGTCGAGGGATATTTGAAGACGCCCGACATATTGCCGCCCTGATCGAAGAACCGTTTGCCGTAGAGTTGCGCAGAGACGGAGAGTGCGAGGTTGTCGCGATGGACGGCGATCGGACTTTTACCCTTGTAGCCGTTGGTCGAGAGCCCGCGCAGGTGGATGACGTTTTCGTTCGGGAGCAGTTCGCCCGTGTCCGATCGGTAGAAAAGTTCGTCGTTGTCGGTAAGGATCGGCTCGATACGGGCAGGATGGATGAACTTCAGCCGAGCGGGACGATAGCGTTTATCCCGAAAGATGCGGGCATAGCCGTTGCCCCACAGAGCGCACGAAACCATCAGGTGATGCATCAGGTCGAAACGTGTGGAATAGGAGTTGGGGGCTTGCACGAGTCGGTGGCATAGGTGGTCGTACTGCCGTTCACGACCGCAAGCAGTACGGCGATAGAGATGCAACGGGAGCGTTCCGACCGTCTCTGAGAGGATTCGCACGCAAGCCCAAACCGCCGTGAGATTCAATGCACCCTCCTCGGTGATATATGGCTGGTGCGTGGCATCGACGACCGTGTCGGCGGTAATGACTTTATTCACCGCCGCCTCGAACTCGGCCGATGAAATGTCGCGCCGCTCATCTCTATGCAAAAATGAAAACCACTTCATCAAACTTGCTTTGTGGCAAACTTAATGAAGTGATTCTCGTTTTTAGTTAGACACTGTCCTAATCTTTTTTTAACTCTTCAATTTGCTCAATATAAAGAGTTTCGATCAGTTTGTTTGTAACATTTTGTTTCTCGGCAGTTTTTGAGCAATATATCTTATAGTATGTTAATCGAATTCTAATACCGGACAAAATACCTGGATCTAAACACTTTCCTTTATAAAGTTGTTCATTAATTTCATCATATAATTTCCAATCACCATTTGTACTGTCTACTTTCAAGAAATAGCCTGTGAGTTCTTGTGTCTCTTTTTCTAACTCTATAGATTGCTGAATAACATTATACGCCTGTTGCAATTTTTCAGTTGAAACATGATTATGCGCAACAGGATTATCAATATCGGAAGTAGTCCAAGCTGTTTTAATACTAATATTATTATCTATTAAGCCTTTTATAAATCGTTTATAGTGTGTAATAGCGTACCCTTTTATATCATTTAGGTGATTAGTCAAAGATTGTTCATCTTTAAAATTAAGTATTTCATCAATATAATTTAATGTATGATCCATATTTGACCCGCCAAATAAGTCGAGATTATCTTGAATATACATATGTAAGTTAAAAGAGGCTGCCGAAGTATTAAAAATATATAATTCCGGATTGATTTGACGGCTTTCAGGCGTATTAGATATTTTTTTATGGGTGTTAATGACAAACTCTTGGTAACTTGCTATTAAGGGGGATAGTATACTTGCTTTTATATCATGTGAGTTATTAGCATCAATAAACCCTAAATGAATAATGGGTTTCCGACAATTAATACGTTCTTGTATTATATCTGCATATCCTGATTGTGGAATCACAAATGCATCTTCTTCTGGAAGCATGTACTCTTCCACATTCTCAAATTTATCAATGATCTCAAATTCTTGTTCTTTAACTATGGTCAAAGAATAATATTCGTTAGATATTTCAGGATTTAAGTATAATGAACGTAAATCAATCTGGCCAGAAAATAATGAGGCAAGTTTATTCGTAGAAGTTCGTATTGCCAAATACTTATCTTGATCATTATCTGCATATAACATACATAGATAACGAGTTTGGACAGCATCCAAACCTACAAATAACTGTATTGTATCGTAATACAGTAAAATTTGATCTATGTATATTGCTTTATTCATTTACCAGTCTTACTGATTTTATGTCAAAACATTTCGAGCGCCACCATGAATAATGGTTGGTTGAATTTTTATTTGGCGTATGCGCTATTAATCCGTCTGATTTAGTTAATGTTAATTCTCCAATATGTAGATCTTTTCCTTTGAATTTTGGAAGTTTGGCTATCGCTTGGCAACTCGCAATATCTGTAAACAAAGATATAGCCATAGCTTGGCATTCACTGACAGCAAACCGTTTATTGGGATCTAAAGCCCTATATGATAAAAAATCAGTATTGGAAGGATGTTCAGAATTGAGGATACGATAGTACGAACCACCAGAAGGCTCCTTTGCGTCTTTTGGAGGGCAACTTTTGGGTAAATTCTCGTACCAATCCATGCCAATTAAGAAAATTAGAATGTAAATATACTACAAAATTCTGAATATCCAAATTTAAGTCTTGTGTAATAACCTATTCAACACCCTCCTGAATGAACTGAATTCGGAGTATCTGCGCTTGCCGGTGATAGTGATGTAGAAATCCTCCAACCGTTCGTAAGCCTCTAACTGCGTCGGATAGAGGTCGCGCATACGGAGGTAGAGTTCCGCGAAGCCCTCGAACGAGAGAAAATGCCGCACTTCGGGTTCGAGCGGATTCATCGCCGACAGTTCAGCTTCGACTTTCTCGCGCTCGGCCGTAATCACCGGCGAATGATAACGTTTATATTGCTTTCGGTTCATCTTCGACGCACATTTGCTACGCTCGGCATAGTCTGCGAGCCGCCTCTGCTCTCGCTCATCGCAAATGTTCATTTTTCTGCTGCTCATAATTGTATCGTGTTATAAGGTCAATAATCCTCTGTTCTCATACGGGTTGCGTTCGTCGTTGGCCTGTGCGGTCATCCACTCTCCGAGTGCCATAATCGCCGCGACGATGCCGTCGATCTTCTGCGTCGATTTCTCCTTGTCGGGTTTGATATTGCCTGCAGGATCGGTCTTGACAAGCGTCGATGCGAGCATCCACCGCAAGACCGGATTGCCGAAGTGTTCGATTTTCCCAGTCAGAACCAGTTTCTCGAACTCCTTGGTCGGCGCCGACATCGAGCCGTAGCCCTGACCGAAAGGATTGCACTCCATCCCCTCGTTCTGCAAGTCGATGATCGTCTGCGAAGAGTTCCAGCGGTCGTAAGCCGATGTCCGCAGATCATAATCTGCCACGATACGCAGGATATCCGCCTTGACGAAGTCGTAGTCGATGACATTGCCCGGCGTAACGGTTACATAGCCCTCTGCCACCCACTTATCGTAGTTGATATTCTCTTTGCGGATCTTCTCCCGCATCTTCTCTTCGGGAATCCAAAAGTGCGGCAGCAACTGGAAACGGTCGTTCTCGTGGAAGAGCAGCACGTAGGCCGTAATGTCCGATACGTTCGAGAGGTCCAATCCGCCCCAACAGGCGCATCCTTTCAAATCGGCGGGAGCGGTCGTGCCGATGCACTTTTGCCAAGCGTCGTCGAGTATCCACGTCCGTTCGGCATCGACCCATAGATCGACGTTCTTCGTCATCACGTTGCGGACGGCTTCGGGGCGGTTTTTGGCATCCTTGACTTGGTCGGCGAGGTAGTCGGCACTCAAACTCACGCCGAGGTTGGGATTGGCCTTGATCCACATCTTCGGGTCGTCCCACTCCGATTTATCGTCGAGCGTATAGATGATGCCGAACAACGAATCGTCCTCGTTTACACCGCGCAGCACTTTGATGACATTCTCCCGATAGGCATAGCAGGCTCCCGACTTATTGAAGCCCGCCGTCGTGATGACGAACATCAGCGGCTGCCGCCGTGCGCCGAAAGCCGACTTGATGACGTCGAACATTCCGCTATCCTTGTGGGCGTGGAACTCGTCGATAATGCCGCAACTCGGGTTCAGACCGTCGTGCGTGCCGTAATCGGACGAGAGAGGTTTCATCGTACCGCCTTTGAGTTCATAGACGATCGAATTTCGGTATGGCGTAAGGTAGTTTTTCAGGTCGGTCGCCTTGACGATCTCCACCGCATCCGAAAAGCATATCTTCGCCTGATCCTTGACCGTCGCGGCCGAGTAGACCTCCGGGCGGCTCTCGCCGTCGGCGAAAAGCATATACAGCCCGATGCCGGCAGACAGTGCGGTTTTGCCGTTCTTGCGTGCGATCTCGATATAAGCGTATCGAAAGCGGCGCGTGCCGTCGGCATTCTTCCACCCGAAGATATTCCACAATACGAATTGCTGCCACGGCTCCAGTCGGAACCGCTGTCCTGCCCACTCGCCCTTGGTATGTTTGAGTTTCTCGATAAAGTGAATAGCGCGCATTGCGGCTTTCTTATCGAAATACCGACCTTCGTCGAGCGCACGGTCGAGGTCGGCATAGTAACGCTCGACGGCAAGGCGGACATACTCGCAGACGAGAATAGCGCCGGAGCGTACCTGCTCGGCATAAAATTCGGCGGGATATTTTTTGACAGCAGCCATATTGCGATATCTACTTTATCTCCTCGAACTCGGCGAAATCGTCTTTCGGCGTATTATCCGAAAGCAAAGCCGCCACGCGGCTGCGACTGGCAGGCGTCAATCCGAACTCGGCAGCCAGTGCCTTGGCATTGGCGAGCGCCGATTCCGCAACCTTGCGCTTGGGGTTGACGACCGTCGCCGTACCGTGTTTCGTCACCACTTCGATGGTGTATCCCTCTTTTTCGGTTTCGCGCATCATATCGTGGTACAGCCCCATTTCGCGAGCATAGGCGACGACCAGATCCGCACCGACGACATCGAGCAGGCATTTGTGGATCAACTCCGTCGCCACGACCTCGAACACCTTCTTCGCCGTACCTTTCAGACCGGAGCGCGGCAATGTCGCGACGGCGGTTCCGGCAGGAACAGCGTTACCGGTCATCCGGCACGGCTGGTCCGTACCCCGTAAGGATTTCAATTCATCAGGTATTTTCTTGCGACCTTTCATAATTTCGGCAGAAAATTTGTAAAAAATAAAATCTAATTTTATATTTGCAAAAAACCTCGGCATCATGATAGAGCGTACACTGCAATCGAAACTTTGTTTTTTGGCGACGAAATATCCTTTTGTCGCTATTCTCGGTCCTCGTCAATCGGGTAAATCCACGTTGGCTGAGATGGCATTTCCCAACTACAAACGAGTATCCTTGGAGGATTTGGACAATCGTGCATTTGCTACCGAAGACCCTCGCGGATTTATCGCTACTTATCCCGACCGAACGATCATCGATGAAGTGCAACGCGTTCCGTCGCTGCTCTCCTACCTGCAAACCCACACCGACAAGCAGCACAAAACAGGAATGTATATTTTGACCGGTTCGCAAAATCTCGCTCTTTCGGATGCCGTAGACCAATCATTGGCCGGACGAGTGGGCATCCTCACGCTGTTGCCCTTATCCCATCAAGAGATGAAAGATGCCGGAATCTTGCCCGAAACAGCCAACGACGAGATATTCAAAGGAAGTTATCCGCGCCTGTACGACTACGATATCGCACCTACAGACTACTATCCCAACTATATCCGAACCTATGTCGAACGCGATATCCGTAACTTGAAGAATATAGGCGACCTCGCTAAATTTACGAAGCTCATCAAGTTGTGCGCAGGACGCATCGGTCAGTTGCTCAACAAGAACTCGCTGGCTGTGGAGTGCGGCGTGTCGGCTCCTACTGTCGATTCCTGGCTCTCCATCTTGGAGGCCTGCTACATCATACATTTCCTGCGTCCCGATCATCGCAACTTCTCCAAACGGCTGGTGAAATCTCCCAAATTGTATTTCTACGATACCGGACTTGCCTGCTCGCTACTGGAAATAAAGAGTGCCGAGCAACTCGAAACGCATTACCTGCGCGGCGGTTTGTTCGAAAATTTGGTTATCAACGAATTCATCAAGCGCGACCTGAATCGGGGCATCGAACCGAACCTTTCATTCTGGCACGACTCTACCGGCAATGAGGTAGACCTCCTGCACGGTATGGGTGAAGAGATGCAGGCCTACGAGATAAAGTCGGGTGCGACATTCTCGAAAGAGTATTTCAAAGGACTAAACTATTGGAGTAAGCTCTCCGGTGCGGGTGCCTCGCACAAAACGGTAGTTTACGGCGGGGACAAATCCATGAACACTTCCGACGGGAAAGTAGCGGCATGGAAGAATTTATAGTATTCGATATCGTAATAATTCATCATCTATTTATCCTAAGAACTGCTGTTTTTTATGGTTTTCCGTTTCCTTCGATTCTGCACGCGCGTACAGAAGACTTGGGGCGCGATTGCTTTTCGCAGGGTCCGAAGGATTTTCGACCCCTCCCCGTCTTCGGTCGGGAGCGTACCTCGATCACGCAACTCTTTGATGTTCATGTATTGGATTTCAAAGAGTTGCGAAAATTGCCAAAGTTTTGCGTGTTAAATAGTTAGCCTAATTCATTAATTCACTGTACTTCAATCATCGGTGCGGTTTGCCGCCGCTGCTCAATATCGCATCTCCGATGGTCATCGACGGCGAGTGATGGAGCAGCCGTCGCTGCTGCGCCATCTCGATATAGAGGCGCGTGGTCTTCGTATCGGAGTGTCCCATCATATCCTTGATCGTCTCGATGTCTATGCCTTGTTCGACCATCAGCGCTCCGAACGTGTGCCGCAGCGAATGCGCCGAAATCTTCGGATGCGAGATGCCGATGCGGGCGAGGTGTTGTTTGATGATCCGCCCGATCGTCTGCCGCACGAGCCGGTTGTCGCATTGCGCCTTGTGGGATACGAAGAGCGGAGTGTCGCTGTCGAAGTTCCTATCGGCGATATACTCCTCCAGCCACGCGACCGTGTCGGGATGCAGCACGACGATCTCGTTCTTGTCCGTACGTCCCTTGCGCTGGATGCGGAGGATCGGATGCCCCTCGCGTTCGGCGAAGTCGCCGATGTCGATACGCTCCACCTCGCAGGTGCGAAGCCCGTTGAAGAGCATCAGCGAAATCATCAGCCGGTCGCGGCGCCCGATAGCGGTCGAAGTATCGATGCTGTCCAACAGACGGAACGCCTGCTCTGCCGTCAGCGGCAGTTTGCTGTACTCCGTATGGCGTTTGCTGCTGCGGATCCCGGCAGCGATATTGTCGTAGTAGCCCTGTCGCTCGCAGAAGCCGTAAAACAGCTTGAGGATCGTAACAAGGCTGTTTACGGTATAGACGCTCTTGCCTTCGGCTTGCAGTTGCTGTTTATATTCCAAAACGTGCCGACGCTCCGGAGAACGGGTATCGACATCGTGCGCTGACAGCCACCGGAACCACAGCGCGATCTTGCGCCGGTAGTCCCGTTTGGTGGCGGGGAGTATGTCGCACTCCGAAATCCATTCGGAGATGATTTCATTTAGGTTAAGGGTCGTTCGCATTTCGGTTCATGCCTACTCGAAAAAGGGATGGAACGGGTGCCGACATTGCCCTTGGACTGATTGCAAACCACGCATCCGCTCCATACGGTTCCGATCAAATCATAGGCATTCGTTTTAGAGGTTCGACATCGTGTTATCTTCGCTCCCGAGCACTCTTGCGGTTGTGGCAGGAGTTGCAGAGGGATTGCAGGTTCTGCAAGTCGAGCGGCGCCCCGCCCCGATTGATCGGGACGATGTGGTCGACCATCTGCGCCGGAGTATGCCGGTCGTGTTTCAGACACTCCTCGCACAGAGGCTGCTGCTCCAACTTGACGAGGCGCAGTTTCCGCCATGCGGCGGAACGGTAAAACTCCGTATTGGCGTGGCGGCGTCCCGACTGCGGTTTATGCTCCGGCAGCCACGGACGGCGGACGGTACGTTTGAGGTGCGGCATCGTCAGAAGATGATTTCGGGGTTCAACGGCAGGTCGTGATCCTCGGTCTCGAAGCCGACGATGCGGATGATCTTCGCATCGGGATAGCGTTCGCGAAGTTCGCGAGCGGAGATGCCGTACTTGGCGAAGTCGGCGGTATAGGCTGCCGGACCGTACTGTTCCGTATTGCGGCGGAGGTTTTCGATCTCGACCTCCGTCCACTTTTCCATCTCGCCGTTATGGGTCACATACTTGCGGCGGCCGTCTTCCAAATGATGAATGATTCGTTGCAGTTTCATATCGTGTTCTGTCTTTTCAGAAGTTGTTTAACGCAAGCTCTCGCCCTCGAACTTCACCGGACGGCACAAGCGCGTCAATCGGTCGAAAGTCCGCTCTCCGTAACGGCGAAGCAGTTGTTCGCGCGTAAGGTTCGTAGAGATGAACAACGGCCGCAGATAGCGTTCGGCAGCGTTGATGACGCGGTTGAAGCCCTCGTACTTCTCGCCATAGTCGTTCACGAGCGGCTCGACGCCCAACTCGTCGATAATAGGATAAGCCGTACGGGTCAGGTAGTCGAGGTTGGTCGTATGCACATCGTATCCGGCTGTCCGCAGGGCGAGGTCGTAAGGCTTGGAGAGTTCGTCGGCGTGAATGGCGACCGTCATCCGCTCCTTCATCGCCAGCAGCACGGGAACGACGCCCGTAAGAATGATGCTCTTGCCGCGTCCGCAATCGCCGTAGAGCAGCAGCCCGCGTCCTTCGGTCGAGGTCATCCAGTCGATGATCCCTACATACTCGGGCAGGTGGCGGTAGCGCACGATCGAAGTATCGACCCTCCGGAAGATTTCGCAGAACAGGCCCTCGCAATAGTCTCTGTCGCCCCACGAGAGGTCGTGCGGCGAACGGACGACGAGGCGTTTGTCTGCGACCATGCGGTCGATAAGCGATGCGATTCGGTTCATGCGGTGTGTCGTTTTTGTCGTGTGAAAATAGTTTCGTCGGTATTTGCGCAAAGAGGTCATTGTCCCACATTTCATTTGCAGTCGAGTTTTTCCAACAATCGCCGGGTACGTTCGTCGGTCGTAGGATGGATGATCTGCCCGGGATGCTGTCCTCGCGCAGGCTGCGCCGGTTGCAACGGGAACAGTCCCGCCCAGTTGTTGGCGATGCTGCGGTCGATGATCTGCTGTGCGGTCTGTATGTCGCTATTCGAGAGATGCTGAAGTTGCGTCAAGCACTTGCGAGCCGATATCTCGCTCTTGTACCGCTCGCGACGACTGCGCTTATATTCCAACCATGTCCGCATCACGCTGCGCCATGCCTCATCTATCCGTTCCGACCACTTCTCTGCATCGAAAAGAGGGGAAATAGATTTTTCTTTTTTGTGCGCAACTTTTTTTCTTTTTGCGAAAAAGGTATTCATAGATACCGGAACAGGCGTGCCTGCGACTTCAGTTTCTTGTATTTCTTTTCCAGCATTCGTATAGTTCAGTCTATATATGTTCCCTATTTGTGTCCCGGCTTGTGTCCGCATGACGGACGCATCCGAATACATAAGTTCTTCGATCTCTTTCATTCGTGTCCCGGTTTGCGTTCGCGAGACGGACACGACACGGGACTCGAAACTCTTTATCACATAAATTCCGGCACAGCGTCCGCCTAAACCGCGATAATCGATCAGCCCGTATCTTTTTAGATTTTCGCGTTCTTTATAGATCGTCGTTCTCGATAACGAAGTACGACCGATAAGCGTCGAAAGCGAGATTTGCAACTCCTCGCGCCAGCCGCTTCGCGATGCCACCTGCATCAGCGCGTGCCACAGAGAAATCCCCATGGCAGAAAGTTCATGCGTTTCGAGCCAATCGTAGAAGAGCTTTATTTCAAGCATATAATTCATATTTTGCGACCGGCACGGTGCTGATGTTTAGCATACAGTTCGGAAAGAGTTTGCGGACGATTTTGTCCCGACAGCGTCGAAATACCTTGCTCGTATAGTTGTGCGATGCGCAGCAATTCTTTTTTCGGAAAATAAACTCTGCCGCCTATACGGATACAATCGATATAGCCCGAATTATACCAACGCTCCAACGTACGATAACATACTCCCAAGATCCGTGCGGCGCATTTCTTGGCGACATATAACTCTGCGAGATCGATATCAGGGAACGAAGCGAGCGTTTCAATGCTTTTGCGCAATTGTTCGATCTCTCGATGCAATGAGTTTTCGATTTTTCCTCTATCCATAATCTTCGGTTTTTATCCAATGACAAAATTCCGGATTATGCGCAAATAAAACTATCCGCGCGGATACCCGCGCGGATAGAGTTAGATTTCAATGTGTTGTCTCGCAACAGATTCTAAATGAATTTATTTCGAATTCTGCTCCAGCAGTTTTTTCAAATACGCCACCTGCTTATACTTGCGTTGCAGCACGCTGCGCTTGACATCGCGGGGATCGCCCAAACGTATATTCAATAAATGTTCGAATCCTCGGACCACCTCTGTAAAAGGTGCCTTATGTCCGCTCGCATATACGAAAGCCCCGTCTCTATCCAAATATGTCAGCAATTCGGAAAGATCGATCGGACGATGCGACCAATGCAACGGCGATTGTGTTACGGTCGGAGCAGCGAATAATTTGGGATTGGATATACGATGTTCAAGCAGCCGCAGTTCCGATTCGGTGTTGCTGCGAGCCAGTCTCAGATAGAAATGAATAGGCGCATTTTTTTTTAAGTCCTCGTCCGGCAGCACAACGGCTATTCGAAAACTGCAAGCGAATTTGCAAATCGGTCAACTGCCGGAATATCGAAGAATAACTTTCGGACGAATCGGCAATGGCGATAAGATCGCGTCTGAATTCGTCGTATGCGGATTCGATATCGATCTGCGAAAGCGAATCCGCGCCGGGTTCGCGAATTAAGGCAAGAAACCGGCAATTATATATATCAGTCATTTTATTCGGATAATAATCGGTTCGACACAAAATTTCCCTTTTCCGCAAATACGGAACGTGCCGATCGTGGCGGAGGGCGAATAATGCGTATTGCGACAGCAGACTAATTATTGGTTATACTATTTGCGATTATTATCTACCGTATTTTTTCGATGTTCGATAAGATCGGAATGGTTGCGCCGAACATATCCGTCGAGACTGTTGTAAGTGAGGTTCAGTCGCCGTGCGATGGATTTGAGACTTTCATCGGTCGTTTCGTACAGTCGGATCGCTTCGGCATACTTCTCCATGCTTCGGCGCGATACGGTGCGACCGTTCGCCAAATGCGTCATACCTTGTCTGGCATACAACTCCGGTTCATGTTCTTTCAGGTATGCACGCATGCATTCGGGGTGCAATCCATACTCGGCGGCCACCTGTGCCGTGGTATAGTCGCCGTTTTTGAGTTTCTCGATAGCTTTGCCATATTTCTCGGCTGTGGAACGCAGATAGTGTTTCGTACGGCTCAGATCGATATAATCGGTATCGGAAGAGGCCCTCTTCGCTCCGCGACGTTCGAGTATTGCATCGCGATGCCATGTGCCGATGTGATGCGTAAGCCCCGACAGCGAGACATGTTCCTGTTCGGCAATCCGCTTCACGGACAAGGCTGTCGTACGATAAAGTTCCACCGCTTTACCATATTTGGCTTCTGCCGTCGGACTGGCTTTGCGTATGGTTCCGCAGCCGGTCAGTGTTCCGGGTTTGCGCGTATATTTGGCAGCTTCCCGCAGTGCGCGGCGTTCGGCGATAAGGTCTTTGTGATAGTAGAGCAAATGCTGGGCGAATCCGCCGAGCGAGATACCGAGGCGTTCGGCAATTTCGCGACGCGTAAGCAGTGTCGTGCGGAATAACTCCACCGCCTCCGCATACTTCTCGGCGCAATAGGGACGCACACCGCGCTGTTGATTGTCCGAAAGCCCCAATCGTTGTCGTTCGGCCTCGCGGCGGCGGAGCAATTCGGAATAGTGTACACGCAACTGGTTCGCAAGATGCGTACCTTTGAGACCGAATCGTGCCGCTATTTGCGAAATGTTGTCGGAATAATAAGCCGGATCGGCGCATGCCTCGATAGCCGGTCCATATTTGCCCCATGCAGCCGACGTCTGTCCGTATTTCGTGCGCAAGCGGACTCTCTTTGCGTCGCATTCTCGCAACTCGATACCGTTGCGGAGCAAAACCATGTCGCGATGGTATTTTCGCATATAGGCGTAAAAGCCCGCGCAGGAAACGGCGCACTCACGGCATATCTCGACGCCTTTCAAATGCGTCGTGGCGTATAGTTCTACCGCCCGACGATATTTTTCGACGGTAACGGGTTTGGCTACGGCATCGCAATCGGATCCGCTCCGTTCCGTCGGCTTTCTCCAGCCCGGTCGCAATGCCTCTTCTCCGAACAGTTCATAGCGGCGAAGCCACTCCCTGACGACCGTATAATCGATGCCCAATATCGAACCGATACGTTTCGCCCCGTAGCCTCTATCGTGCAGCGCGACGGCTTTGCGGCGAACGGATTCGCTGTATGTCCGTCGTCGTTTGACCATATGAAGTTCTGTTGCAGCAGTCATGGCATTAATATGAATAATAGAATTATTACGACGATCAACAGCATGATATTCAGTATTCCGCTTGCGAAAAACAGGTAACAAAAAACCGGTAACCGAGTATCCGAATCGATTATGTCAGTAGTTTCTTTTCGTTCCATCGTATATCATATTCATCGATTCGGTACGGGCATTCGCTATTCAGTCGAACGACCGGATATTTTCACCCGAAGGTCTCTTATATCCCGTCTTTATCGTGGCTTTGGCATAATCGCGTGAAAAACGGAAATATTTTCTTAACGGCGACGCTCCGAATTGCCGGTCGAGAATCCGATACGCTTTGAAATGCATCAGATGCCCGCAATAGGAGTTGATAACCGGCAGCATCCGCGCAAGACATTCGAACGACGGTTCCGCTTCGAAACACTCCTGCTCCAAACGCTTCATAGCCTTGCGGAACAGCCCGACCGTCCGCATCGCGGGATAGCGTCTGTGTGGCCGGACAATTGCACCGAGAAACGAAACTCCTTTCGTGGAATGCTGCAACACGATCTTATCGGGATGCAACGTCAGGTGCAGTTCCGACGACAGATAATCGCGCAAGCGCGGAATCAGTCCACGAAGATAATTCCGGCTCGAATGGACGATGTAGAAATCATCTACATAACGCCCGTAATGACGACATTTCAATGTTCGCTTCGCATATTCGTCCAACATATCGAGATAGATATTGCTGAACAACTGCGATGTCAGATCGCCGATCGGCAGTCCCACGCCCGGAGGCGATTTCAGCAGGCTCTTGGACGGCGGCAGATCGTTCCAGTCCGACAAAGATCCGATTATGCGGCAGTTCTCGACCGGATTGCGGAACAAAATCGCACGCAGCAGGAAATCCGTCAATTCATAATCGAAATCCGCAACACCCTTTTTCCGCCCGACAGTACGCTCGATAATCGAGTAAAGCAGCCGTTTGTCGATGCTCATGAAATATCCTCTCAAATCGAGTTTCAGGATATAGGCGGACCGCGTATAATTCCGCGTACAACTGCGAATATGGTGTTCGAAACGCTCGATGCCCAACGACGTTCCTTTGCCCTTGCGGCAGGAGTAACTGTCGTGAATCATCCGGCATTCGAACAACGGTGCCAGATAATTGAACAACAGATGATGTACTACCCTGTCTCGGAAAGGCGAAGCGAAAATTTCCCGTTTGACCGGATGCTCCGTAATGAAACAGATGCCCGGCGATGGCCGATACGTCCGATCCCTGATTTGCTCGTACAACTCGATCAGATTATGTTCCAAATCCATCTCGAAAGCGAGTTGGCTCTTGGTATTGCGTTTGTGTCTTCTCGCATCGTAATAGGCACGAAAAATATCGTTCAGTAAATCGCAACCGATTCTCATATCTACAAGATTCTTACAGGCAGCGGTAAATTCTTGGACGGGGCGGACCGCGAAGCCGTTGGTGCGGTTGTTGTTGTTCAACGGGTTCACGTTCGACGAGTTGAAGTTCAGGTTACGACCGTTGTTCGTCGAGTTCGGAACCGCCGACCAATAGTAGCCGTTGCTGCCGACGTTGTTCGCCGTCCCCGTCGAGTTGTTGCGATACCCCGAAGCCGGAAAGAAAGTAACCGCTTGCTAAATGTGGCGGAGGATTCCCTCAATGGGGCGAAACCCCGCCGCAGATTGGTTTTTCATAACCGACGACAACGCAACGCGACCTCATCGGGATCCGCTGCGAGCGTTTTTACGTCGCCGGTGGGTTACTGAATTTACAAGACACGCTTCCGAAAGCCTTGACTTTACGGAACTCCGGTCATGAATCTGCCTCGATACGATGTATATTCCGTCTAAAATAACCCTTTCTTTGCGACTGTCGCAATGTCTCCGGAATCCGCGTCTCCCTGTTCGGAAGCGTGAGTCTTGACATATTTCTGCCAGGATGCGAGTTGTTTCGATACGGACTCGACCTGTTCGACCAGATGCGCATACAGTCTGGTACCGATATGGCGCAGGTCATGCAGAAGACGCAGCCGCACTTTCACCCCGATGAGCCGCTCGCGCATCCCGATGATGAGCGGCAGTTTTTCGGTCGTGGAATTGGTCTTGTAGATCAGTACGAGAATTTCCGTCAATTCGTTTTTGAGTGTTTCGACCAGCGTGAATTTTACGTCGCGCGGAACGTTCCCCGTATCTCTGTAAATGCTCTGCAAAAGGTCGTAGGTAGCCTTATATACCGGAAGGTTATCGTATTGAGCCACGGTCGTCGAGTGTAGAGAGCGATTTTTTAAGATCGGAGATGAAAAGCATGCACTCCATAGGCGTCGACGACGCAAGATCGAATCCACGTACACGCTCAGCCACCGTAATAGCCGTCGAGAGCGTGAAATCGTAATTCGTCTGCGCAGTCGCAGCCGGAAGTCCGGTAAGAGTTTTTTGTTCCTGCTCGGCAGGAACATCGTCGCATGCGACGACCGTCACGACCTCGGAGGCAGTCGTACATACATGCGGAGGAGATACCCGAAACCCTTCGGCAACCGTTTTCCGCCGCGGCAGAGCGAGCGGCACGGAAGCTTTCCATGCCTCGAACTCCCCGACTGCGATCGGACGACGTGCCGACAACACCAGCCTGTCGGCTCCCGTTTCCAAACATGTCAGCCCGTCGAGTACCCGGTTTTCCGTCGAACATGGAAATCCGATGGAGACCAACGCTCCGCCATCGAGCGTTTTGAGCGATCGCTTGGTCGGCTTGAATGGTCGAATCTGCGTGCAGACGGCATAAGCGGAGCGTTCGTACGCTTTCCAGAAAAGCCCTTCGCGATAGAGGACGATACGATCCTCGTTCCCCGCTTCCTCCTGTATGAATTCTCGACTGGTCATGCCTGCTTTAGGGTTCTTTCAAATAATTTTCTGCTTTTTCGGTCGAAAAATGCGATTCTGCATTTTTCAAAATTTTTTTCGACCGGCTTCGCCGGTAAACATTCCTGCGGCTACAAGCCGCAGGAAATAATCGAATGGACGCTTCGCGTCTATTCTTGGACGGGGCGGACCGCGAAGCCGTAGGTGCGGCTGCTGTAGCCCAA